TAATAACACATGGCAACTACTGGAGTATTTAATGCGACCAACCTTATCTTAAAAATTGAGTCTAACACCTTAGGACATTCAACTAGCGCTACATTATCTTTAAGTAATGACTTGCCAGAAGCTACTACTAAAGACAGCTCTGGATTTCAAGAAGTTATTGCTGGAGTTATATCTGGAGAGATTTCTTTTGAAGGACTTGTAGCTTATGATGATACCTTAAACGCTACTGAATTAAACGACTATCTACTTGCGAGAACCCAGCTTACAGCTGTATTCGGAACTACTACAAGTGGAGACGATGTTTATACAGCAGAAGGCTTCTTATCATCTGTAGAAAATACAGCTGATATGGAAAGCCCAGCATCTTACAGCGGCTCAATCACTTTGACTGGTTCAATCACTAAGAGTACAAACTCTTAATAGAGTAAAAGATTAAAATTATGGCAAACAAAAGGAGAGGGTATTATACCCTAAAATTAGGTGGGAAAAATCGAACGCTTCACTTCTCGATGAATTTCTGGAGTGAGTTTACAGATACTCTAAATATACCGTTAGATAAAATCGGAGACGTTTTTGCTGGCGGTATTTCACTTTCTGCAATTAGGGCGTTAGTCTATTCTGCAATTTACGCCAACGATATGGAGACAGGAAAGCAGGTAGATTATAACCTGTTTACTGTAGGCTCGTGGCTTGAGGACTTAGAAGCAGAAGAACTTGAGAATATAGTAAACGCTATGCTGGAAAGTAAGATTCTAGGTAATTCTCTAAATATGGGAATAGACAGAAACCCCAAAGGCGAGGGAAAGCAAAAGCCGACCCCCTAAGCTGGGAGACTCTTCTTGACTACTACATAGGGCAAGTCGGCATAACCCCAGACGTATTTTGGTTTAACACCTGGAAGGAAAATCAAAGATTAGGAGAGGCGTACAATATTCGACAAAACTTAGAATGGGAGCGCCTTAGATATTTAGCTACAATGATTCATAACGTGAACTGCACGAAGAAGAGTCAAATGCTAAAACCGCACAAGCTGTTTCCCTTACCGCAAGATAAGATTACCCACGATGGCAAACCTAAAAGTACAGCGGAGCAATTCCAGTCATTTAAAGAAAAAGCAGAAGCAGCAGGAGTGAAATTCTAACGCTTCTTTTTTTTGTATTTTTGTGCTATGGCAGAACAATTACGAGTAATAGTATCGGCAGAAACGAGACAGCTTACAACTGGTCTTAGAACTGCACAGTCAAAATTAAAAAGCTTTAGTAGTAAATTAACCTCAATAGGCTCATCTCTTCAAACTAGACTGGCTATGCCTTTGGCTTTGGCTGGTGGAGCTTCCATTAAAATGGCGGCTGACTTTGATAAGTCAATGACTAAGATTAAAACCTTAGTAGGGGTTGCTGCTAGTGATGTAGATAATATGACTGGCTCAATTAAGCAACTAGCTAATGAAGCTGGCGTAAGCTCTGGAGAGGCGGCTGAAGCGATGTTTTTTATCACTTCTGCAGGTTTACGTGGTGCGGATGCTATGGCGGTCTTAGAGCAAGCGACAAAGGCTTCTGCTTTAGGGCTAGGCGAAACTGCAACAGTAGCTGACTTAGCTACCTCCGCCCTTAATGCTTATGGAATGGAAAACCTAAGTGCCACAGATGCTACAGATATACTCACAGCATCCGTGCGAGAAGGTAAGTTAGAGGCTAGTGAGCTTTCTTCCGTAATGGGGCAAGTGCTTCCTATTGCTTCCAATATGGGAGTAAAGTTTGAGGAAGTAGGTGCTGCCTTTGCTGCTATGAGTAGAACAGGAACGCCAGCTGCAGTGGCTGCTACTCAACTTAATTCTATTTTGATGGCTATAATGAAGCCGACAGACCAGGCAGCGGAAGCTATGAAGGAGCTAGGATTAAGTAGCGAGGGGCTAAGACAACAGATTCAAGACGATGGGCTACTATCTGTATTCCATACACTAAAGGAAGCTTCTGTAGATAATGCTCAAGCCTTTGAGCAAGTGTTCGGTAATATACGAGCCTTAAAAGGTATTATGGATTTAACAGGTGCTAGTGCAGGTGCTACTACAGAAATATTCCAAAGGATGGCAAATACCTCTGGAATGACAGCACAAGCTTTCGATGAATTACAAAACAGCGCAGAGTTTAAATTAAGAAAGGGATTAATAGGCTTAAAAAACAGTTTTAACGATTTAGGGAGCGTTTTAATGACTACCCTAATGCCGATGCTGCAAAATGTAATAAAGTTCGCTACAGGGCTTTTTAAGGCGTTTAACCAGCTTGACCCAGTAACCCAACAAATCTCAATAGGCTTTGCAGCTCTAGCGGTTGCGCTTCCAACTATTTTAAGTGTTGGCGGTTCACTTGTTGGAGTCTTTGCGGCTATGGCTTCACCAATTGGGTTAGTAGCGGCAGGTGTCGCAGCGGTGGCTTACGTTATAGCTTCTAACTGGAATGAGGTTTTGCCTGTAGTGGTAGGGCTTTATAATAGGCTTGTTGATTTATATAATGGCTCGGAAAATGTAAGAAAGGTTGTCGGTTTATTAAAGACAGCTTTTGATGTTGCCTTTATTAGAATTAAACAAAGTATTGACCAAGTAGTAAACGTATTTAAAACTCTTTGGAATGTAATTAGTGCTGTTTCAAGGGATGGAGTTAATGCTGCTTTCGGAGATATATTAAAACAAGGTTTTAAAAACGGGGTTGAAATAAGTAAAAAAGCTGGAGAGGATGTTGGAAAGGCATTTACTGATAATATGGCTTTTGCTGTTGGAAACCAGCTTGAGCATAAAACAGTTCAACAGGTTCAAACAAGTATGTCTAATATAGTTTCTAAGTCTAAGAACTTTCTTAGTAGCTTAATGAGTGGCGTTGGAGTTTCTGCTGGCGGTGGAGGTGGAAGAGCAAAAGTTAGCACTGTTAGTGCTTTTGGAACTGGAGACTCTGCTAGTACAGATGAGAACCCAGCCGCAGATAAAGCAAATGAAGCTAAAGAAGCTTTTCAGCAACTAGGGCAAACAGGACAACAAGCTGGTGAAGCAATAGCTCAAGGTTTTGAAAACCTAACGCAAGGAGGAAACTTCTTTGCTCCTATACTTGATATGTTAAAAAAATTAGTCGTTAGATTGATAGCTGCTGCAGGGGCTGCTGCTATTCTTAGTGTATTATTACCAGGTTCTAGTATGGCTAAATTAGGAGGTGTTAAAGGGCTTATGACTTCATTAGGAGGTATTCCACAGTTTGCTAATGGTGGAATCGTTTCTGGACCAACACTTGGACTGATGGGGGAATACTCTGGTGCTAGAAGCAATCCAGAGGTTATAGCGCCATTAGATAAGCTTAAAGGAATGATAGGACAAGAAGGAAGTAAAGTAGAAGTAGGCGGACAGTTTAGGGTGCAAGGGCAGGATTTAGTTCTTGCTTTGCAAAGAGCAGATAAGAATAGAAACAGGATTTTATAATGGCATACGGCTTAAAATTTGAGTTATTTTTTCAAGACTTAGCAAGGAGAAATCTAAAAATCGAAATACATAAAAACGATTATATAGGTTCAGTTTTACCCCTTGTGGGAACTGGAGACCCAGTAATTATAGACTGGAAGGGAGACGATGATATCTACTCCCCTATTATTGGTTCAACTTGCAAGCTTAATTTATTTGTAACAAATGACACTAATTACGATGAATTTTATGCAGCGGATGAAAGGGAGTACTTGTTAAAAGTATTGCATGAAGATTCTCTAGGTGGCTTTACTACTTATGACAATAACGAAAGATTTTACGATGTAGCAGATACTAAGTGGGATGCGGAACTAGGAGAGGTAGAATATTATAACGTAATCTGGCAGGGGTTTATTGTTGTTGATAGGTTTAAAGAACAATTAATAAGCAAGCCATATCCAATAACTTTAGAAGCTATTGACGGCTTAGGAACTCTAAGCGGTTTTGATACGCCATTCAATACGGATAGCGATAGGACAGAAAACTTATTTTATTATCTAAAAGAGATTCTAAAACTCACAGGACATAGCCACAATATTTATATAGCAAACGATACTAGGAAAGTAGGCGGTAATGCAGACGATAGTATCTTCCATGATATAGAAGTAGATGAGTATGCGCTATTCACAAAAAACCTAACAAACAGAACTGCAAAAGATGTTTTAAAAGAAATACTTTCGATTACAAACTCAAGGATATTCCATAGTAACGGTGCTTGGTATGTCGTTAATAATAGCTCATTGATTGATAACAGAATTGACCAGCTTGTTGCTGCGCCTAGCGGAGATGATACAGCTATCGACCCTGTGGATGAGTCTCCTTACGATGTAGTCAATAATCCAAATGTTTTAATTAACTCTGGAGCTAATACAATAACAGCAACAGAAGGCGGCGTGTTTAGGTTATGGGGTTCTAATACTGGAAGCCCTATTGAAACCTATACTTGGTCTTATGGTTCTACAACTGTAAACGGTACTGGTAATTATCCAACGCTTAACATCCCAGCCATTAGCGCAAATGATGGAGTAGTGGTTACTTTAACGGCTACTAATAGCGCAGGAAGTGATAGCGATACCGCAACGCTTGACGTGATAGCGCCAGTAACTCCAGATGACCCTCAAAGTGTCGGAGGAACTGTAAAAGTAACTGTAAATAATTACGTGCAGGATGTAACAATTTCGCCGCAGACAGCGTCTTATACTTATGATGCTGGAGAGGTAACTTCACCATTAACAAATAAAGTTTTTACTTTCACTTGTACGCCTAACTCTGGTTATCAATTCGATGGAATTGGTGATATTACAAACATAACATCTAGCGCTGGTTATGCTATATCTAACAAAACTCTAAATGCAGACGGTACAATTACTTTTGACGTAACCGTTCCTTTGGTTAGCGGTGGGAGAACTTCTAGCATAGATGTAGAAGGAACTGCAGGGCAGACTAAGTATCATTTACTATTGACATTTAACAATAGTATTAGTAACTCAAGCGTTGATGGTTCTACTCAATACTCAAGTAGCGGCTTTGTGGGAGACCCTTGGGCTTATGAATTTTTTATAGATGCAAATCAAGGATATTTCTTTGATACTATAAGCAGGTTTTCTGCAACTTTTAACGCTTCGACAACAGCAGTTAGAAACTTATCTAAGGTAAGCGATTCAAGGCTTAAATTAAGGGTTACAGGAACTTATCAAGCAAGCAATCAAGTTATTGGAATTACAGCGTCAGGGAATGCCCAAAGCACAGGAACAGCAACGGCTTTTGCTTCTGGTATTTCAATGGAGAGTAGCTTGAGCTTGCCTTATTATTCCACAGCAGGTTATCCAGCTTGGATACTAGTAAAAGAAAACGGCAGTAATATAAGCTTTGGAGATGCTAATAGCACAGAGTTATTTAATGGTAAATACAAAATCAACATAGTTTATACCTCTGGAGGTTCTGGATGGCTAACAGTTATAACTTCACCTCAAAATAATACACATTATCAATCTGTAAATCTAAAGGATAAACCATCAAACGGTTTAACGCCTTATGAGTATGCAGGGGATAAATTCAATTTTGTAATTGGTCCAAACACTCCCAACAGCGGTGTAATGAACAAGGTGGCGCTAGTTCAGTTTCAGTCGCTTTCTGGAGGGCTATTGCATCAAATAACAGTAACTCATAAAGGCATATATTCATAATGGGAAACATAAGGACTTTACAGCTTGATTATTTAGAAAAAGGAGAGGAAAGAATATCTTATAAGGTTTATGACTCGGAAGGTTCTTTTTTGCAAGAAGATGATACCAATGTTTTGTTTTCTGTAAAGAATGACCTTATACCCTTAAACA